CCAGTCATAGTAAATATTATCTTGGTCATATGGATCTTTGATATCAATATCAAGATTATATTTACTAGCAGCCCAGTCGGGAGGAGTATTAGTTTTCCAGGGATAAAGTTTATATTCAAGTTCAGCAACTATTCCCCACAAAAAAACTCTAAAACTTTGAATCATTATACTTGATACTCCGAATTATCTTTTGCTAGGTGAACAATTTTTGGTTCAAAGTTGCATGACTGTTTGAATACTTCTGGGTATGCATATTCAGGTTGAAGTACATGAACGTCTTCTCTCCTTTCGGCAAAGAATTTATTCATCTGACTTTCATCGTGCCATTGCGCGATGATATCATTATCAAGATCTTTTTGAGTTCTAGATTCCAATTCATCAACCATATCAAGAACATAGGGAACTTGTCCACCCCATAGACATCCCTGGAAGTAAACAGACACATCATCACCATCCAGAATCCCTGCCTTAGATTTAGAATTCGTTTCAAAGGCACCTGGATGCTTATCATGAGGTTGCATACCTAAGAAGTGACATGGATGATGTACACCGAACAAAGGTTTATCTGAAAGAAACTCCTCTTCAGTGACAGTATCAACTACCAAAGTATCCGCATCCATAAAGATAACCCTACTAAATCCTGAGAGTTCTTTCTTTGCCTTGTTGATAATTTCAAATCTCAATAAAGTAACATAAGGCCAATCAAGATGTTTTTGTTGAACGACAGTTACATTATCAGGAGTCCCTTCTAATTCGCCATCAGTAAATACAAAAAATTCTTTCTCAGTATTTGGTAAAAAATTAGATTCTACATTTTCCCAATACTTTGGAAGAAAATCAATATACTTACCAGTTCCAATAAAACATATTGCAACCTTATCTTTATTTCTGTTTATAATTTTCTCCATTGCAGGAACGTAATGCTGTTCAACTACATTTGACCATTCAAATGTCTTTGCATACTCTAGAATTTCTTTTCTATTCTCAACAGAATATTTCCTATTTTTAACAATTTCAGATTCTAAGAATACCATATCTGCGATCTTATCCTCAGGAATCACAGTGATAAAATCCTTACTTACATCAAGATTAGCTGCTGCCCATTCACTAACAACGACACCTAGACCGGCAGCAAATGCTTCAAGACATACTAGAGGATGTGCTTCACCATCACTTAGAAGAACTAGATTACCATAGTCAGTGAGTTCATTATAGAGTTTATCTTTAGACCATTCTTGCAACCATCTCTTACTGACATCAAATCTAGAATCAGAGTTATTACCAGCAAACCACAAACTATCAATTCCTTGGAACAGATACTGTCTCTTGCGGTAATCAATCTTAGCAAGATAGATTGATCTATGCGGATACTCTGCTTTCTCGGTTTTTCTAAACAAATCAAGATTTACACCATTAGGAGTAACGAAAAGATTTTCATCTTTAAATCCCATCATACTTCTGTAAGTATCTTTAATACCTTGAGACAAACAGAATACATTTGGTTTTATTTTTTCAAACTTTTCAGCAACTCTAGGTCCATAATAATCCCATTTATTTGGTTGTTCCAAGTACCCAAAATGACTTGTAATTGCACAAGGATATCTAATGTGAGGAACTAATTCAACAAAATCATCATATTGAACATGAACAAAGTCAGGATCAAAAGAATCAATCTCTTTTAAAATATCATTTGGGTTTGGTGTATTAACAATTAATACTTCATGACCCAATTTTTCGAGAGCTAGTTTTTGATCCCAAATAAGAATCTCAACAGCACCCCATCCTGTAGGAGGGATGGGCATAATACCTGGTCCAACAATTGCTACTTTCATAACGATACCTATAGTTTATCTAATTTGTTGTGGTTTTCTCCACTCAGCCCACTTTTCTTCACCCCTATAATCAATTTCTTCCTCACAGTAATCACAAAGGTCAGCACCATTCGCTCTAATATCTTGAACATGTTCAGAATTAATATATTCATCCCAGGTATTTTCTAAGAGATTTCCCATAATCTCATCTAAACCATAGTCCTGACAGCACAAGGCAAGAGATCCATCTGGTAATAAAACATTTTGATATACTCTTGGACATTTTCCTCGAATATTTTGTTCGGGAGGGACTTTCTGAGTCTTTTCCAAAAGCAAATTCATAGCCCTACTGTTAATATCTCTGACACCAACATTATAATGCCTAGCAAGGTCATTAAGCAAGGGATGAAGATCACCATGACAATGAAAATTGATTGACCATTTATTAGGATTCTCTAGGATATAGTTTAACATATCATAATATTCATCAGTCAACTCTGGATACTTTTTACCACCTTCTTCATAATACTGAATTGGAATTTTGACGCCGATCATCTCAAAGTATGATCCGGATGGTAAGTGAACATTACAATCATATGGAATCTCACTCATTTTATCCCATTGCTCTTTCGTCAAACCCATCAGAGTAGTATTGACTAGTAGATCAAACCCCATCTCATGAGTGTGGATTAGCATGTCAGCACACTCAGGATTTAAAAAAGGTTCAACATATCCAGTAAAGTTTAAACTGATTTTATCCTTGGGCATCGTACTGATGCATTTTTTAAAGGTTTCTAAAGACATCATTGTGTCCTCTTCTTTCCCTATCCTCTCTCGATATCTACTAATTAATGTAGACTGTGGACAATACTCACAAACATTGGAACAACCAATTTTTGTTGTTACTTCTACACAATGTTTACTTGGAGGTTTCATAGATTTCTTTCTAGTAAAATATGTTTTCCTAGGGCTTCATATCCAAGATAATCTACATTTTCATATAGATCCTTCTCATCAATTTGATAATTGGTCCAGTCACCAAAATAAGGTCGTCCTATATCAATTATACCAGCAATTGCATCAATTCCAGCACCTACATCAAGGAATACAGCGTCTGTGTATTTCTTCAATCTATGTATAAGACCAGACTTGACGTGCCCCATTCCCATCAGAAAAATCTTTGAACTTGATTTTTCAAGTTGTTCTCCAACCATTGCCTCAGTTGCATCCAAATCATCACATGCAAACTTCTGTGGTAGAGAGATATAATCTTCAAATTTCTCTAGACCAAGATACTCTTGGTATTGCTCTGCACCCATCAATTCACTTACCAAATTCATTTTGGTGCTTGCGCCCATGAGTCCAATTTTTCCAGCAAATGTTTCAAAGAACCATTTGTTTGCAATCAAAGCATAACCATACTCAGCAGGATAATGAATCTTTTGATTGGGAATCACTTCCCTGAAGAATTGCCTATTATGTGTATAGATCTCACAGGTATAGTAATCACAAAGTTTAGAACCATCAACAAACTGCGGATGATTAATTTCACTGTAAGATTTGGCAAGAGCTCTTCTTCCAGGCGTTGCACTTCCAGATGGAATTCCTTTCAGGAACCAATAGTCACCATCACCAAACTTGTAAAAAGTTTTACTCTCTCCTCTATCCACAAGATCAATCAGAAGATTTTTAAAATCAACTAGATGCTCCTGAAATTTTGGATAGCATTCTTGCCTTTCAAAAAAAGGTTCAGTGTCAATATTAATACATCCATCAATTTTATACTGATCCAGGAACCTTGCTGGATATCGTATGTTCACGTAATCTGGAGCTTCAGTCATTGTTGTACCTCATTAATTCAAAATAACTTCCAAGTTTTAGTTTAGTTTTTGTTGTAACAGTTTCTTTAATATCATCTTCCCGATAAAGATTATATGGGAGGATTCTAAAATCAACACTAAATCTAGTCATCCCCGTGGTATTAATTTTATTACCATGTTTCAAATTAGATCCATTCCAAATGTAATACTCTCCATATTCAGCATTCATGGGTTTGTAATCACCCAGATCCTCTTTTGATTCTACCCAAATGGTAGAACTATCCTTTGCTGGTGTGATCGGTAAAAATATATTGACTTCATAAGGACTATGACTATAGGATTTATCCTTATGAAACTCTGCCACAGAAATGTTATTGGGGACTTGTACTCTAAAAGTTGGTATCTTTTGGTATAAAATATCTTCTTTAAAAAGGAGTAGAATTTTTTCTTCTAAAAATTTAGTGTACACATTTAAAAAATTAGATTCCCTTACTTTACTATAGAATCTTTTGTGCAATTTTGTGCGTTGATCTGTATCGAACGTAAGTTTTTTAAAATTACAATCTTCCCACTCGTGAACATATTCTAGATTATAACTCTGGAACATCTCTTCAATTTCAAATCGAAACTTATACTTCTCCTTATCAAAAGAAAACTTTTTGCCCAATTCCATCACCAACCATCCTTAATACAATCTACGATATATTGTCTGTCCTCTGGTGTCACCCACCATCCAACAGGAATACAAATCATTTCTTTTACCAATTTATCTAGGTTAGGAAGATCCGTTTTAAATTCAGACATACATGAATGAATATCGTTTCGTTCATGAACCCTACTTACCATAATACTACATTCCTTCATCTTGTTCATGAAGTCTTGCTGCCTTTCAACTTTCATCGTGTATATCCAGTAGGATGATTGACGATCAGACTTATTTTCAAGAAGAGTTACACCAGGAACATCTATCAACTCTTGATTATAGAAGTTGGCATTGTCAATGGTGGTATTAATATTTAACTTTACTCCGGGTAAATTATTAATACCAATGGTAGCATTGATATCATTCATATGGAACTTAAATCCATACTCTGAAATGTCACTCTCGCACCTAAAATCTTTACGATTATCTTCTCGATCAATTCCATACCAACGAAGTAGTTTTGCTCTCTTCACTTGATTTTCATAAGGGAAGATAGCACATCCACCATCACCTGTGGTTAGATGTTTGATTGCTTGGAAACTGAATGTACAGATATTTCCATGGTTACCGATTTTAGATCCTTTATAAGTTGATCCAAAGGCATGAGCACAATCTTCAATAACTGCTGGTCTGAATCCATATAGTTGATATGCTTTTTCTTGAATTTCTTTTAATCTATCAAGGTCAACAGGATACCCTCCCCAATGAACTACCATGATTACTTTAGTGGTTGGAGAAATTTTTCTTTCCAAATCATCCAAATCCATATTGCAGGTATTTGGATCAACATCAACCCACTTTAACTTCATCCCATTAGCAAGGATTGGCCAATTAGTTGCTGTACAAGTCAAAGGAGTGGTAAGGACTTCATCTTCTGGTCCAATACCATCCCATTGATTTTCAACAAAAGCAACACCATGATATCCTTTCACATTTTTTTCATTCCTCTTTAACATATGAAGAGCAATATGTTCAGCGGAAGTAGCAGCATTTGTTGTAACTACATTTGAATTATTAAAATATCCTTTAAGTAAGGATTCAAAATCTTCTACTTTAGGGCCCTGACCAATAAACCCAGACATCAAAACTTTAGGCACTTCTTCAGAAGTTTCGTTTGCCATAAAGACTTTGAAGAGAGGTATGATACTTTCTTTTACTTTCATTTTGAAATCAATGTAATTGATGGATAATCCTCTATAACTTCTATTCTAACACTATTAGAATACTTTTGCAATACTGGTTGTATCATAGGTTTTTGATACTTGACCATCCACTCGACAGAATCCCTGTCAGCAGAACCACCTTCTAGTATCATCATTCCACGAACCTTTGGAAGATAATTGTTAATTGCAAATTCAAATACATCACCATTATTTGCAATATCGATGTGAAGAATATCTATCGAATCATCTTCATAGTCATCAACAGAATCGTAGAAATTTTTTTTGTTAATAGAAACATTAGGATTGTTTTCGTATTTGTCAGTTACAAATCCATAGTCTGCAGCATTATAAGGAAAATCATCAAACAGATCATTAGCATCTATTAATGCATTCTTGGCGTATTCAACAAAGCAATCTAAAGAATAACCTTCTAGTATTCCAAATTCAACTATCTTTTTTGGATTTAGAGCAAAACAAATAGATTGAAATACCTTATCGTAACTATTTGTCTTGTAAGATGATTTAATATTTTGAGTATCCATTTCCAAAAGTTGCGTCATACCATCTCCTTGTGCAATACTTTACATCTGATTGAAAATCCGTATCTCTGGTTTCCCAAAAATCTCTCATACTATTCTCAATATTAACTCCATCTTTTGGTGGTGGAGGAGCAAACTTATCCAAATCAATACTATCGAGATACTCCATAAAGTCCGACACTTTAACACCAAAGTATCCTGTTTTAACACAGGGAAAGATAGTATTATCTTCAATACAGAAAAGGTTTCTGGGATTGTCTAAGAAAGATTCAATCATTGAAGCATCATCTAGAATCATTCTAGGTTCATAATGAAAGAAATAATCGTATTCACGTATTTGTTCTTGATACTCTTTCCACATTTCAATATCACCACCTCCATTATTATATCTTCCATAGTCATTTTTCCTTTTAACAAACAAGAAAGTGCCTTTGGGAATAGAATCTAATATCTGTTGTGGTAGTTGATCTTCGTCTTTACAAGTGTTTTCAACAAAAACAACATCACATTTAGAGGTATCTATTTTATTAAAGAAAATCTCCAATCCTCTAGAGTAATCATCTATCCTGGACTGAACATAATCCTTTTTCTGAACATAATCGTCTATGGCAACAGCTGCTCTTAGTTCAATAAGTATTGATTTTTTCACGACTGCAATTCCGACATAATTTCATATTGTCTATGAAGATGTGCCTCATTTTCAAATACAGCAAACATATCGTCATTGTTTTTATAAACGTATGCCATGGCAACCTGTTCATTATTAATAAGATTGTTCTTCAGCATTTTGTTGACAAGAACATCATCGATTAAATCACAGAACTTAGAAAGAGATTCAGATCCTCCTCCCCACAATCCAGCCATAACAAATGATCTAGCATCCCACAGATCCTCTACACCAAATTTCTCCTTCGTAACTAAGTCGGGGTAGAACGAAGACTGAACCTGGATTAATACGCTCTCCTTGGAGTCTACTAACGCCTCCAGAGCGTCGTTCGATGGATAAGGTTCAGTTACATCAACTTCGTGTGGTCCGAAGAATCTAGACAGTCCAGCATCCATCCACATGAAGTATTCACTATCAAATGGATTATCTTCAATAACTTTCTTTACCCAAGAAAACTTAGAATAGATGATTACGTTATAAAGACTCAGTTTACATTCGACTCTATCAGGAGCACCGATTTTATTCTTGTAATCAGGATCATCTAAAACTTCCTGTATCCTATCATTCAAATGATAATAAGGAACCTCTTCAAGAGGTTCTGCAATAATCTTCGTTGGTAAATTTTTTCTATTCTCTTCAACAAATCCTTTCAAAGATTCATCTACAAAAATAACCATTGGAGTCTTAACTTTTAGAGTCCCTTTGAACCATGAAAGATATTCATCAAAGGTTCTTCCATCCCCCTTCTTATCTCTATTAATATCATAGAGTGCAGTAATAATAGTTGCAGACATCTTCAAACCTCCTTATTAAATACTTTAAGAATTGCATTGGCACGATTTATAAACGTATGATTTTCTTGAACATTTCTCATACACTCATACATTAAATCATGATTAGCATTTTTTTCAAAATCTAAACAGTCGATTGGTAATTTAGATTCGTCATCATTGTAGATAACATAATCTCCAAACAAATCTTTTACAGCTGAAGAATTTGTTCCTGGTAGTCTACCAAAACTCATTTGCTTGATAATTCTACATGGAATAAATCCAATTTTTTTATGGTTTCCACCAGTAACTGGTTTGCCATGCAGTTCCAGTTTACCATCAGAGTTCGTATGATATGCATCACTACCACGAACATCTAACGATATAATAGACTTCTGCATGTATGATTTATTTTCTTCAAAGGTGCAAGGATTGCTCCAAGGATCTCGATGAGCAAAAGGAATTCCAAGTTCGTGTAAAGTCTGTGTTACCTTTTGCATTTCAAGAGCAGGACTTCCACCAAGGGTTCCAATAAAATAAAATTTATTTTCTCTTTGAATAAATCTATCTTCTAAATTAATTTCATGAGGAAGTAGATTTGTTGCCCAAATAGTATGAAGAGCCTCATATCCGCTCAGTCCTTTTTTATATCTATCACCAAGAACACTATCGTCTGCCTTGGGATTATAAAAACTTACCGAATCAATTTCTGTAAATTCTTTTTTATTAACAACCATGTTATAGTTGTAATCATTAATTTCACTTACATTAAATCTAATATCAACTAGTCTGGCATCCTTCTCAAGATACTTGCCAGGATTGACTGCATTATGAACGAAGTAAGTGGATGAACTTAAAACTGGAATATCTATATCTGCAAACCCTTCCGTAATAAAGAGTGAGTTTGAATAATCGAATATAGCAGGGTCTGGATAGTTCTGATGATGAAACCAATAAGTATCATACCCAAGATACTTAAATGCATTATACAATGCAGAGTGAGTATAAGAATGAGTATGGGTATCCAAAGGGAAACCCCACACAATTACCTTTGTTTTTAACATAATTAAAATCTTGGTACAGTTACAACGAATGAATGTGGTTGGTGATCAATTCCAAATACATCAAGTGCTTTTCTATGTAGCATCTCATTAGACCAAGCACCTCCAAACTCGTTTTTACATCTTTCCATTAATACTTCCATATAATTAAATGTACTCATAAAGACATCCATTGCTCTAGATCCACCAAAGTCCAACCAGTCGTTAATCATACCGTCTGGTTGATTCAGCCATCCAGAATAGTTTACCATAGATTTATCATATTGCTCATAACAAATCTTTTGTCTGGGTTCACAATCACTTCTTAATTTTACAACCCAATCATACTTAAAGTTATTTGTATACTCATATTCTTTCCTCAGTAAATTAACCTGATTAAGACTGTAATGATATGACATCCAGTTATTAACCATCCTATCAATATAATCTGGTTCTTCAGACTCTTGCCAATGTACAGACCAAGGGACTAATCTTGCTGTCTCTGGATAATATGCATAGTCTGTATGAAGAGTAGAGTCTTTAAAGGTTTTACTCTCCTCCACTTTGTAAAGTTTTGGATTGTATATCTTTAGAGCATCTTCAATTGCTGAGGAAGATATCCTCTGATTTTGCCACTCACCATCTCCTCCGTATTTGTATGGTTGCGTTTGTAATTTTTCATCAAACCAAAAGTGAAAAAATACATCCACATCATATCCCTCACACATATTTTCTAAAATATATGGAGCACACTCAGGAATAAGTCTAGGTTGACCCGATAAACATAATGCTACTTTCATAAATTTTTCCAGTAATCGAGTGTATCACTAATTGTTTTTTCTAAACTAATCTTAGGTGTCCAACCTAAAATATTTTTTGCTTTGCCTATGTTTCCAATAATGATAGGTTCATCAGTTGGTCTTAAGAGACTATCATCAATATAATAATTTTCATTTGAACCTACTATCTGATTAAAAATATCTGAGATGTACAAGGAAACATCTGATCCCAGGTTAATTGTTTCATTTTTAATATTTTGGCAAAGATATAATCCCTCTGTCAAATCTCTTACATCTACAATTGATCTAACTCCTTTCAAATTTCCAACCCGTATAGGAAACTCTTTATTAACAACTCTCCTACACATATCAGAGATAAAGTCATTAGTTTTTCTAGGTCCCGTACAATTAAAAATTCTAACATTTACATAATCAATACCATACATCTGATGGTAATTTCTTAATATATGTTCTTGAGCTAACTTAGATGTACCGTATGGAGAGAGTGGATTGCAATATCTATTTTCATCAGGTGGTACAGACCAATCAGTATCACCGTACACAGCAGATGAAGATGCATTGATGAATAAAGGATTGAGATTCAATTCTACACAACAATCAAGAAGGTTTGTTGTTCCAAGTACATTAATTTTTAATGTTCGAATTGGATCTTCAAAAGAAACATCTGGTCTACTCTGTGCTGCCAAGTGATAAATTACTGATGGTCTATACTTGGACAAAACACTTAGAACATTGTCCCTATCCGTCACATCAAGAGGGATATTAATTTTATCGAGTATAGAATCTCTAGAATCTATTGTTGGGGTAATATATGTTGGAATTACTTCCTGATTATATTTTAACAGGGTGTCATATAAATGACACCCCATCATACCAGCAGCCCCAGTAATTAAACACACCATACTTTAAATTTTTCTAAACGTTTAGGAGTACCAATGTCAAATCTATCCGATCTTAGAATCTTATAGGAGAGACGCATCTTTGGTATTATATCATACTCCATACTCAACGGCAACTTATCTGGGATTATAATATCTTCAGTATATAATTTATAGATGCCCATATTAATCATCTTCTTTCCACTTGCGTCAGGATTTTTCTCTACAAATTTTTCAACCTTACCATTTCTACCTTCGATATATCCAACATCATTTGTTACTGGTTCTTCGGCAACAAAAACTGTTGACCTATCAGTGTCTAAATTTATATCACCCGAATAATAAGTATCTCCATTCATCACATAAAAAGATTTTGGCAATTTAATTTTATGTAAGAATCCAGCTGTACCAGATGGATCTCCTTCGTTAAATATATCCACTCCCAGATCTTTAAAGAATTCATAATTTAGATTTGAACAAACTAAAGTAATATCAAATCCAGATAAATTTTCTATAACTCTTTTGATAAAGGGTTTTCCATGTATATTCATTAATGGTTTTGGAATACCATTGCTAATAGAAGCAAGTCTTGTACCTCTTCCACCAACTAATAGATATAATTTAATCCCCTTTGATAACTCGGTAACTATCATCATCAAAATGTTGTGTAGAGAACTCAAATAATTCAGTATCTTCAATTGCTTTCATCTGGTGCCGTAGTCCCACAGGAACATGAAACCTATCTCCCTTACTTAAGATGATGGTTTCTGCCTCATCTATATTATCACTGTACCCATGAGTCATAAAGATCATGCCGCTTTGTACATAAAAAACTTCATCTTTTATCTTATGGTAGTGATAGGAACACTTCAATCCTTTATTAAAGAAAAGAAGTTTACCACAGTATTCTTCCTTATTGACAATCCATTTTTCGTATCCCCATCCTTTAGGAACATGTTTAATTTCTGAAGAAGTCATTGGAGTTAATTCCTTTGTCGTCTATGTAATAATCACCTGAAGGTTTCCCCAAGTAAACTTCATGGAACTTACATCCCCAGGAAGTTAATTGGTCCACAGTATATTGATAATATTCTTTATGAGCAAGACTTGCATTATTTTTAAACTTACCCATTCCCCTTGCAGTAAGATATATGATACGGTTCCCATCATCATACAACTTATTTATTTTGTCAATCCGATTCTGGATTGGAGTAGCATCGGTATACTTAGTATCTTCTATAGATCCAGGAATACAAATCGTATCATCAATATCAATCACATAATTCATTAGGCTCTCCAGACATCAACACCATGCTTTACAAATTTAAATGGAACAGTTCTACCAGTCGGTAGTTTCTTAAGTGCCGATATTAGTCTATGTCTCTTTTCAAATTCTGTAAAGAGAACCATGTGCCCGCCACCACCTGCTCCTGATATCTTAGCAGCAGTTGCTCCGTTTTGCATTGCATATTCATAAGTATCTAACAACTCAGGTGAACCCACTTGATTGCTGGTCTCCAGTTTGAGTTTCCAGTATTCATTCATCAAATCAGATATGCCTTTCACATCACCAGTCAGGAGACATCTCTTAAAATCAATACAAGATTGTTTGATCCTATGTGTAACTTCTAATGTCTTACTATTTCCTACTAGGTTTTGAGATGTTGCCTCAATAACTCTAACATCATTTCTTGGTTTACCAACATAGTATAAGACAGTATTGAGTTCAATCATATTCTGAACCTTATAGTTCAGTCTCAAAGGATTGACAATAGTCCTACCATCCTGAAGAAACTCAATATAGTTGAACCCACCAAAGACAGCAGAGTATTGATCTTGCTTACCACCAGGCAAGTCACAGATATCTCTCTCAATGTCCAGAGCAAACTCTGCTTTCTCATACTCAGTGAGTGCCAGTCCATAGTATTCAGAGATAGCACTAATAATAGCAACAACCAGGGCACTGGAACTACCTAAACCACTGCCTGGTGGTGCTTCCACATAAGTAGTAATCTTAACAGGTTCTATTTCTATCCCATCAGTGAAGAACTTATAGGTATTGATCAATAGTTTCAAGTCTGTATCAATATAATCATCGGGAAGACGAGAGTATCTTTCAATTTTATCCAGGTCTACACTACTGAACAACCACTCATGATATGGTTCAATCTTACAGTAAGCATACTGATCAATGGTTCCAGATAGAACTAATCCACCATGGTCTGCCCAGTAAGGATACAAATCTGTACCACCACCGGCAAGACCAAGACGAAGAGGTGCTTTAGAAAATACTGTTTTCATTTTAGTTTTTCTACAAAATCAGTACAAATACCATAACAATTAACAACTCTCAAAGCATCCCAATCAGAATTATTCCACTCTGGACATACAATAACACTTTTACTTGTATATGGTTTACCGGGATATGTCCAAATATATTGTTTACTAGTTAAAGTAAAATCATCTTCTTCATGCCAAAAATAATTGTATCCACTAGTTGCATTACAAAATTGATGGAGAGTTGTAATATTTTTACAATGAATCCATAAATGAGGCGATCTTCCAGCTAACCACCACCAAGTGACGGGATAATCAGGGGTATCATGACCCAACCACATACGCTCAGTTTTTGGATCATATCGTACATCTATTTCAACGTCATATCCTTGTTCAATACATTTGTCAATTTGTTTGGGATGATTTTCAATACTAGCATCTGGACCATTAGTATTAGCACGATGAGCAATCAGTTTCAATTCTTGTAATGCTCCAAGAAATAATTTAAATCTTCAGGAGTTCCTATACCCCACATCCCCTCAATCTCTTTGATTCTAATCTTTTTACCATCCGCAATGGCTTCATTAAAGACTGGACAAATATAGAACTCATTATTAACACGAACATCTTTTTCAATCATCTGTTTAGCATACTTAACGTAATCAGATCCTTTCTTCCAAAAATAAACACCAACCGTAGCATCATCGCTAATTGGTTTTTTCTCTGCTACCTCAGATACAAAACCATCTTCTCCAACTTTGGCATAAGACCATTTTGGATGGGTTGCTTTGAAAGTTAGAATACCTGCGTCAATACCATCAGCATTAAAAGCATATAAGCACTCATTACTATTCCATTCCATAAACTGGTCTGAGTTTGCAAGGAGTAACGGATCATCATTATCAATAAACTCTTTTGCTAATAATGTAGTACAAGCAGATCCTTCTGTTAGTTCATCGACCTGAATAATGTTACATCCAGGTGCAATAAGTGTAAGGAGGTATTGGAGACTATACTTTTCATAATGTTCTTTACGAACAACAAAAGTATAATTTGCTTCAATGTTCAAGTTTTCAAGAACTACTTGAATCATTGGTTTCCCATTGACTTCAATTAGAGGCTTAGGAAAGGTATATCCCATGGTAGCAAATCTACTACCAGCACCTGCCATAGGAATGATTACGTTCATTTTATCAGATTTCCAAGGAACAATAGTTTTTTTAGTTTCAGAAAATATTTTAAATACTTTATTAATTTTATCTTGTTTTAAATCGCCTCTATCTTCAATAGGAATTAGATGAGATCCACTATCAATGGCACCTTGTCTACCAATATGACTGTCTTCAAATATTACTGTATCTCTAGGAAGAGCAAAACATGCAGTCATACATTTCCAATACATTTCTGGAAATGGTTTATTTCTATGCACATCTTCATTGCTTACATAGTAATCAATAAATTCAAGAATACCCAATTTTAAAAGAACTAGTTTAACAGTATTTCTTACACTGTTTGATGCAACAGCAACTTGATATCCTTTATTCTTAAGTTGTTGAAAATAGTGCATCAATTCATAATCATTAATTAGATTAGAAAAAATTTCAATAGTTGCTTTTTGCTTGTCTTCCCAGATTTGTTGATGTTTATTAGGAGAAAGATTTCTTTGTTCAGTAAGCATTGAAAGTTTCCTAGATGTAGGAAGACCATCGAATGAACTTAAATGTTCATCTTTAGAAATTACATACTTAGGATCAACTTTTCCAAGTGCGGTGTTGAGAGCATCGAAATGCATATCTCTACTGTCAATGAGAACACCATCAAGATCAAATATAACGAGTTTATTCATATTTTATTTTACAAAATCCATAGAAGCTACTTTAAGATCGGCATTGTAAAAGGTATCCCCATCTATTGTACCATCAAATTCAGAAGTTATTTTAAATCCAGCACGCTCAACAATCCCAATAAAACTTTCTGCTTTAATATAAGATCCTTCTGCTGCATCACCAACATCAGATGTGATGATAAACTTGCCTCCTGGTTTTAATTTCTGATAAGCAAGTTCAGAGATTTTTAACAGTCCATAGTTGCCACAATTTTCATCATGCGATGGGTCAAAACAATGAACTGCACAAATGTCAAAGAAGACATCTATAGACTCATCCTCTAATTCAGGCAACCACTCAAAAGCATTTGCAATAACAAGTTTAGCAGATGATTTTGGTTGTTCCCACGGAGCCTCTTTAATATCTAAAGCGATTGTATCATTTCCCCAATCTGCCACAACATGAGGAACACATCCATTCTGAACACCGAGGTCGATTACTTTCTTTCCACTGGTTCCAATACCAAAATTAAGTAGTGCGAAGACCCACTTATAAAGTGCCTCATCTCTTACCCAATGATTTCCTAAACAAGTTGAGTGTGGATATTTTTCAATCCAATTATTTTCATCTCTAACTTCACTAATCCACTTTAGATCAGAATTGCGAACTAAACGATTTAACTTATTCATGGTTTAATAACATATGCAGAAGGGGCAATAAAATTCATAGAATGAATTTTTATATTTTTATTTTGAAAGTATTTATCAACACCTACAGACTCTGACCAGTTGTGATATGCATACTCGTCAAACACAACTACTCCACCACTACTGACCCTATCCCATAGTGAGTTTAAAGTGTCATAAGTAGGTTGTTCTATATCAAGATCCATATACAATAATGATATCTTTGCACCTGGTTTTGTTTCAACAAAATCAACAACAGTTTTAGAAATGTTTCCCTGAATTAATTCAAACTCATGTTCTTGAAATCCACTTTTTAAAATTTGATATTCTAAAGCATCTTTAAAACATTCATCATGATTAAAATCTCTTCCAGAAAATAATGTACTCATTGCATCCTTGTCTTGATTAGATAAACTATCTACAAGTGCCTCTGTATCAAAAAAATCAAATCCAATAACTTTTTTCAAACTATTAGGGCAATAATATCTTTTTAGTTTTAAAAAAGTAAAAAGACCTGTTCCCTTAAAAACACCACACTCAACAATGTCTCCAGGAATATCCTTAACCATTTCAAACAACTGAAATCTAGCCAAAAGTTTTCCAAATACCTTCAGGTCAGAACTAAGAATAAATTTATTAAAACTGTCATAAAAATCTTGACCTAAAGATTCTATGATTTCAATATCCTTTATATTCATGAAATTTGTTCACTAATCCAATTATAAGTTTTACGAATACCCTCTTCTAAAGTCTGAGAATAATCCCATCCAAGTTCTCTACGGATTACATCATTATTAGAGTTGCGTCCACGAACTCCAAGAGGTCCATCAATATGAATCTTAGAAACTTCTTTTCCTGCAACTTTAGCAGCAGTCTCTACAAGTTGATTAATAGTTACCATCTCTTCAGAACCAATATTAACCGGTCCCATAAAGTCTGATTGCATCAATCGGTAAGTTGCTTCAACGCATTCGTCAATGAACAAGAAGGAACGAGTTTGTAAGCCATCTCCCCACACCTCGATTGATCCACCTTGCTCCGGGAGGTAAGCGACCTTACGGCAGATTGCAGCTGGCGACTTCTCTCTGCCACCGTCCCAGGTCCCTTCAGGACCAAAGATGTTGTGATACCTAGCAATCCTAACAGGAATGCCGTGGTTGCGATTGTAAGCAAGGTAGAGACGCTCACTAAAGAGTTTCTCCCATCCATATTCGGAGTCTGGTGCCGCTGGATATGCATCATTTTCCCTCAGTCCAGGATTGTTTGTTTCTTCTTGAGCATATTCTGGATACATGCAGGCAGAACTGGAGTAGAAAATCTTAGGGTAATCTCCACCCATCTCTTTTACTACCCGAAGAACGTGTAGATTAATAGTCACAGAGTTTTGCATAATCTCTGCATCATTCTCACCACTGAAAACAAAACCTGCACCACCCATATCAGCAGCAAACTGATAGATCTCATCAAACGGTTTTACCATTTGATAAGGAATCTCATTATAATAATTACCTAGATATCCTTTAAATTTTAAACACTGTCTAACATGATCATAGTGAGTAAGATTAACAGTAACAAATTCATTAGCCTCCGTTTCAGAAAACTCAGGAAGTTTTACATCAACTCCACGCACCCAGTAACCTTCAGCGCGAAGTCGTTTAACCATATGCGAACCAATAAATCCACCCGCACCCAGCACCAGTGCTGTTTTTTTATACTCGCCCATTTATCCAATTTATAATCATAATATTTATTATACCTCTTAGGTAATTATTTTGCAACCTATTGCATATCTATGGGATAGTTTGGAATATACTTCTCTAAAAGTTTTGGTGAGTGTGGTTTTATTGGATTCTTAATTGGGGGTTCTTCTCTCTTCTTCCCCTCCAATTCATAAACTCTATTACGAAGTTCTGTAGAGGAGTATTGATGGCGGCGTCTATGATAATGCATTTTAATTCCATTATCAATGCAATACTGTTTCCCAGTGAAATCTCTATCTAAATATTCTTCACTCAAAAATCTTATGTTAATTGTTTGAGTTTTGATCATGTTTAAGAGATCTGCCTCTGTTTCATAAACAAGAATCTCATCAACATACTTACATCCCTGAACTTGGACATATCTTTCGTAAACAGATTGTGTAGGTTTATTTTTAATTCCAGGTCTATCAATAGTAGGATCAACCTGAAGTGCTACGATCAAATAATCGCACATCTGTTTTTCCATTTTTAACATTGTAACATGGCCAGCATGAAACAAATCAAATGAACTGCAATTAAATCCTATTATCATATTACTAATATTTTTTAAATTGTACAAAAAAAGACCCTTGTTGTCAAGAGTCTTTGAAGGTCTTGTCATGCACGCCACTTGCTCTTTAACCTGAAGCAAGAAACAGAGCGGGAAGATCCCATCCGCACCACTTACTCTTAGGTAAAGTAAGAAACCAATTAGTTCCAGAGTGTTTGGACTTTTGTTTCCAACTCGATGAACCTTGCATCAACTTCTTGTTGTGCTTTATCACTAGATTCTAGTGCTGCAACCTTTGCTTCAAGTGCATTAAGTCTAGCCTCAACCTCAACATCATATTTTGACATCGACGCTCCACTTACAGACTTTGCTGCTTTTCCTTGTGTTGACATTTTAATAGATTAATAACTTTTTTTATTTAGTTTT